ATTTATCCAACACACTCTAGACCAGGCCCTCCTGACGTACACAACAACTGCCTGCCGCAGTGCACTGTACCTCGATGGCAACTAGAGTAGCGAGCGTATTCTCCTCCCTCACGGACGTTGGAATTAAAGCGGCCTTACAAGATGAGGCATACAAGCGCATAAAATCCAACTTACGTGAAGCCGAAATCATCAACCCCTACTCGGTTGATGCCCGGGGTGCTGAAGCCCTGGAAGAACTTGCCATCATCACGAACCCACACTCCATCAGGCTACATACCCATGCAGCCGCAAAGAGCATTGAAAACCAGATGCTCAACATTGTGGGCCATGCGCTGCCTAAGGAACCAGTCACATTCCTTTTCCTGAAGCGCGGCAAGTTACGGTATCTCTCCCGTGGAAGAATCAAGGACATTTTCCAAAATCAGGAGATCGAACCGCGTGACGTAGCTAGGTACGAGCACAAGACTATTGTACAGAAGTCTTTGCTTTTAAATACTAGAGTAGCATACATTAGTGATACTTTACATTTCCTTAGACCTAGGTACATAATAGATTTGTTTTCCCAGAATGTCTTTCTCGACGTTCTATATGCTACTGTGGTGCTGCCTGTAGAGGCCAGTTTCAAGCACCCCTCACAAAACCCCGCCATCTACACGATCAACTATAATTATGGGGGGTTCCAATATTTACCTGGGAACCATGGAGGCGGAGCCTACTCACATGAGTTCGAAGATCTTGACTGGCTCAAGTATGGGAAATTCATCTACAGATGGGTGGATTACCGTACTGACCCCATCTCGGGTAAAAGGGTCGGCACCCCGAAAGAGCTTGTGGTCACGTGCCAACTTGTTGAGTCTCTTGGTGCCAATCACCTCTTCATCTTCAAGAGAGGAGACTTGAAGACTCCACGCGTCCGGACCTTTGCAAAGGACAAAAGCGTGACTTTCCCGGATCTGTTTTATCCGGAAGAAGAGAATGCCAACTTCCCGGTGGACGCTGAGTTAGCCACCAAACTCTTCCTGTACGTCAAGACCCTCAAGACTGTCACCAGTCAAGATGTACATGGGAAGTTGCGCCAACTGTTGAGGAGTGATGAACTCACCCGGTTCAGTCCAATGCAACTGACACACATGGTCAACTACTTCATGGTAGTCGCCCACCTGGACAGTTGCAATGATTACTCCATGCTTCTCGGCAGTAGTGTATGGACTCAGCTCACAGCCCCAATTCAGTCTAAACTCAGGAAACTAACTGAATTCTTCAAGGGCAAGTCCTCCTTCGGCAAATTCTGTGCCGCTTTGAAGTGGAAAACAGCCACTTACTCTCTGGAGGTCGTAGACTACGTTGAAACGCGTAGGGACTCCTTCGAACCCCACCCTCTGGACAGTCTTCCAGACGCTGACGACCGGGACGTAAATTATGATACCGACGTTAGTGAAGATGAGGCGGATGAGAAACCTGCGCCCAAAGCGCCGACCTCTACCCCAGTTCCCGACACAACTCCACCCGCGAGCCCGGCAGCCCCAGCTGATGCCGAATACACACAATGTTGGGCTGCCTGGGACACTGTTATCAGGAAACACGGGTTCAAGGGCAACCAGGCCCAATTTGATGATGATGGGAATCTCATCACCCCCATTGCAGAGATCAAGTCTCTGCCGAAAGATTCCCCGCGGTGTGCGCCTGAACTAATTAAGAGTTTGCAGGAAATAGCGCGTACACCCACTTTGGTTGAAATAGACTCCAAAAGGAGCAATGCTTTCGGATCCGATGTTAAGAATGGGCGAATCGGAATGATCCTGAAGAAGCAGCCCAATGATTGGCGCCTTTCTTTTGCTGCAAAGTGTGAACACACGTCAAGGAAAGTGCATGCCTGCGTCATCCATGGTGCGGGAGGCTCAGGAAAGTCACAACGCCTCCAAGATTGGATGAGGTCTCTGAAGAAAAATTCCAGAGAATGCACAGTTATCCTCCCAACTGCAGAGCTGCGAACCGACTGGGTTAATAAAGTACCCAAGCAAAGCTTGGACACTTTCAAGACTTGGGAAAAAGGACTGGTGCAACCGCCGAACAGGGTAGTTATACTTGATGATTATGGGAAATTACCCGCAGGGTATCCTGAGGCCCTTTGTGCCAACTACCCGAACATTGAGCTCCTGATCCTGACAGGAGACTCCAGGCAGTCAGTTCATAACGAACACAACAAGCAGGCTGCCACAGCATCCCTTGAATCCAATATCGAGTTCTGGACCCAATACTGCCGTTTCTACGTAAACGCCACTCACCGCAATGTTAAGCGTCTCGCCAACGCCTTGGGTGTTTACGGGGAACGTGATGAACCCCTCAAAGTGACCTGCAGTAGTCACGTTTATGATGGTTGGCCGGTCCTGGCTCCTGGCCTTCTCAAAGCCGGCAACCTTGCCGAATGTGGGCGCCGCGCCTTTACATATGCTGGCTGCCAAGGCCTCACTGCTCCTAGAGTGCAAATTTTGCTCGACAACGACACTCCCCTGTGTTCACAGAGAGTGATGTATACTGCACTCTCAAGGGCGGTGAATGAGATCCACTTTGTCAACACTGGCCCGTCTGGAGATGATTTCTGGACAAAGTTGGACTGCACTCCCTTCTTGAAAACTTTCCTAGAACTGTCTAGAGAAATTGAGATTCCTGAAGCGAAGTGCCAAGAGACTGCTCCCGCTGAAGCAACCGTGAAGACTCATTTCCCGGTTGAAAATCCAAATTTGGTACTCGAACCATACGTCGAGAAAATGGCCGAAAAGTTCGATAGAGAACTGTACTCTAAAGAGTATGGTTATTCTAATGCCATTCAGACTGAAGACCCGGTGATTCAGTTGTTCCCACACCAGCAAGCTAAGGATGACACCCTGATGTGGGCCACCATTGATCAAAGACTGGCCATCACGACCAAGTCTGAGAACGAAACTGAGTTCGCTCTCAAAAAGGACATCGGGGACCTGCTCTTCATCAACTACCACCGTGCCATGAAATTGCCAAAGAACCCAATCCCTTTCGACAAGGACTTGTGGCAGTCTTGCAAGAATGAAGTCCAAAAGACTTATCTTTCGAAGGATGTCGGTTCTATAGTTAACGGTGTTGCCAGGCAAGACCCAGACTTTCCAATCAATGAAATCAAGCTCTTCCTGAAAAGTCAATGGGTCAAGAAAGTTGAGAAACTCGGTATGGTAGTGAAACCGGGCCAGACTATCGCATCCTTCGCTCAAGCCCCGGTGATGTTGTACGGTACCATGGCGCGCTACATGAGGCGCATGCGGGAGGTTTACCAGCCGTCAAATATCTTCATTAATTGTGAGAAAACCCCCGCTGACTTGGATGAGTGGGCCAAGGCCAATTGGAATTTCGAAGGCCTCGCTCACTCCAATGACTTCACTGCCTTTGACCAGTCTCAAGATGGAGCTATGCTACAATTCGAGGTCATTAAGGCAAAGTTTCACAACATCCCCAGTGACATTATCAACAGTTATGTGGAACTTAAGACCAATGCCAAGGTCTTTCTCGGGGTTTTGAAGATCATGAGGTTGTCAGGAGAGGGGCCTACTTTCGATGCAAACACAGAGTGCTCCATTGCATATCACCATACAAAATATTGGGTTGAGCCTGATGTCGCTCAAGTGTATGCTGGTGATGATTCTGCCCAGGATAGGACCCCCGTACCTAGGCCCAGCTTCAACAAGATCAAAGACAGGCTAGGGCTGGTCTCAAAACCTCTGACTCATCGGCAGGTCCCAGGAGACTTTGCCACGTTTTGCGGCTGGATAATAACGCCGAAGGGAGTGATCAAGGATCCTCTGAAACTCTACGCCTCCCTGCAATTAGCTATCCGCCGTGGAAAGTCTCATGAGGTCGCGCTTTCCTATGCTCACGACGCAGGTCTCGCTTATCGCCTCGGCGACGACCTGCACTCTGTGTTGACCTTCGATGAGGCCCATGCTCACCAATGTACTGTTAGAGACTTGGTGAAGTTAAATAAAGTAGAAGTGTTAAGGCCCATTTGGGCCCTTGATTAGGGGTTAAGTTACCATTCTCTCGAAGTTCAAACTGGAGCGTCCCAATACTATTGTCGAGTTCACGAAGCGTCTGCTTTTGGAACGCAACTTTGAGAGAACTAACCGTCCCATCACTGGCCCTATTGTTGTACATGCTGTTGCCGGTGCTGGGAAGTCTAGTGTCATTAACACCGTGTCCCTCACTTTTCAGCTCATCTGCTGGACCACGCTGCCAGAGGAAAAAGCCTCCTTCAACTGCCTCCATCTCCGCCATCTCGACGGACCCGCTTTCCCGGGAGCCTTCGTAGACGAGTATCAGCTCGCTGACACCGATCTATCTGAAGCTGCGTTTCTCTTCGGAGATCCGCTACAGTACCCGGGACCTGCTGCTCAAGTTCCGCATTTTGTGAAGCTGTTCTCCCATCGTTGTGGGTTGAACTCTGCCTCGCTGATCCGCGAATTGGGCATTGCTTTTGAGGCCAGTAAACTCGATTCAGTGCAGCACTTGGACCCCTACTCCTCTGATCCTGAAGGTACCATTCTCGCTTTCGAGCCTGAGGTACAAGCTGCTCTTGCAAGCCACTCCTTGGATTTCCTCTGCCTGGACGAATTCCGAGGCAAACAGTGGCCAGTTTGCACCCTGTACGTGTCCACAAAGAACCTCTGTGACTTAGACAGACCATCTGTCTATGTTGCACTAACAAGACACTACGAGCGCCTCTTGATCATGAGCTTCGATGCCGCTGACACCTCCGCCTGACCATAGTATTACCTATAGGATTCTTGCTGTTGGCCTTTGCTCCTGTTGTGCTATTTACGCCGCCACCCGATCTACCTTGCCACACACTGGTGACAACCTGCATTCACTGCCATACGGAGGGAAGTATTCCGACGGAACCAAAAGCATTTGCTACTCTGGTCCCGGACCTACCCCTGACATACCTACACATCTGCCTGCGTTGCTAGTTTTGGTCTTAGTCGTCGCGATTTATGCGAGTTCTAGACTTGATTTTAGCGTTAATTACCGCTGCAGTTGTAGGGTACACAATCGCTCTGGTCAGTAATTCTGGTTGTTACGTACATTTTGATGGGAGATCAGCCACGACCACCTGTCCCCCCGGCCCCTGGGTCGAATCCATTGCCAATGGGCTCTACACCGCCGGTCTTGCCCGGCCGCACCCCGAACCCGAATGCGAACGTCGCCAATCAAGTTGGTGACCCCTTCCGAGTGCTCACCCCCGAGGAGCTCGCCGCACCCATCTCCGCAGCTAGTAACAAGGTTGCCACTCGCGAGCAGATTCTCGGCATTGTAGCGGACTTGAACGCTTTGGGCTTCGTCGGAGATCCCGCCTTAGGCCTCTTCGACCTAGCCTTCCACTGCTATGACATTGGCTCTTCACCCTCTGCCCAACCGGTCGGTCCTTCACCCTTCGGCTGCTCGCGCATGCAAGTCGCCGCCGTCGTTCGAAATCACTGCACTCTCCGCCAGCTCTGTATGTTCTACGCCCCAAGCGTCTGGAACAAAGCAGTCCGGGACAACCGTCCCCCTGGCAATTGGAGCAATCTCCAGTTTACACCGGAGACCAAGTTCGCTGCCTTTGATTTCTTCGATGGTGTGCTCAATCCAGCCAGCCAAGAAGTCCCGCTTTGGCGTCAGCCCACCCCCCAGGAGATTTATGCCTCAGCCACGCATAAGGATGTAGCTACTTACCGTGCCGCTAGTAAGGCACATGATCGCATTTCAAATTCCACGCTCCTGACTAAAGGAGCTAGTAGATCCACTCCGCCCGCGCTCTTGCCGGGCCCCGATGCTTAACATCAGTGGAATAGGCTTAAAATGGGAGTTTCTTCTCACTTCTTCTACCCAGCTCCAATGAGTGCCATGAAGTGAATATAGTACTACTTAACCGTACTTACATAGGTTTGTTTTTCTTTTTCCTT